CATCGAAACAATAACCAAATTCGTTGGCGCTTGTGGTGTCGCCCACCTGAATTTGCCCGCCGGGCGTCGACCAGATGCCGGCCCCAGGCTGCAAGGGACTCGGCGCGTCGCTTTCGTACCGGAAGCCTTCGAATATGTAGAGGCCGCCCGTGACAATCACGGCAGGCCCGGCATTGGCATGAATGCGGCAATTGGCGGGAACGGCAACATTTCCCGTAAAGCGTATGTTGCCCGAGCCGTTGACGGGAGGCAAAAGCACCTGACCGTAGACGCCATCGGCGACATTGATGGTGACGCTGAACCCATTGAGGTTGAAAAGAACCGCTTGGTTCGCCGCTCTCTGCAAGGTCTTAAATGGAGTCGAAGCCGTCAAACCATCGTTGCCATCGTTCCCGGTCGTCGTGTTCACGTAGTAGACCTTCGACGCAGTCAGCCGCATCGAATTCATGATGCCGAAGATGGCTTTCAACAACTGCGTCAAGTCAGCATTGCTCGGCTGCTGGCAGAGCGCGTTGGCATAATCATGATAGCCGTGATCAGCAGCCCATTTGATCACCGCAACGATCTCGCGTTGATCGTACTCGATCGACGCCGCCGGCGGGATCGAGCCCATCGTGCCAGTCGTCGGATTGCCGTTGATGTAAGCGGCATTAGGATCGGAAACCCCGTAGGGTTGATTGTAGAGCATCTACCTATCTCCTCTCACGGCGTCCCTTCCATCGGATCGCCCGGATCGCTCAAGCCTGAGTAATCGAAGATGATCTGCGTGTGCGCTGGTTTCCAACGGTTCAACAAACATTCGAGATCGTTCGCGAGCCCGATGCGCAAATGCGGATCGACGCCGGTCTGCCCCTTGGTGACACGGAACCAAACCAAGCTGGCTTGATCGACGTGAACCGTCCAATAGAAGCGATTTTCCGGCGGGCCGATCCCGTAATTCGGCCATTCCGAGAGCTCGCCGCCAGCCACGGGAACGCCCTTCGGATTTACGATCGGTTGGTTCCACTCGTTCATCATCGGGTTGGAGCCGTCGCCGTAGACACGATTGTCACCGCAGCGGTCGATGCCGACGACGAAAACGCGATACTCGCTGATGGTGATGTGGTAGCCGATCATTTCGGCTACCTCGATGAAAAACGCGCGCGACTGCCCGCCTTCCATCGTCATGCGCATCACGAGCGCGAGCTGCCGCTGCCCTATGGTCTGTGGGCTTTGGTAGCAAGGATCGGGAAGCCCGAAATTGCGCTCCCAATCCGGCAATAGCTCGATCGTCTGCCGTGGGTCGCTCTCGCGCTCAAGCAGATCGCCGGCGCGCCCGTCCACGAAGCCCCAATATTGCGATAGCCCGTCGCAGACGCCGAACAACACGCCGCCGAGATCGTGCTTGGGCCACGCCTGGCCTTGCGGCAAGAGCGAGAGAAAGGCTCGCGTGTAGTCGTCGCCGCTGCGGCGAATATGCCGGTCGGTCGGCAGCGGCTCTGCCCAGAAGCCGAGCGCCGTCATTGGTAAAGGATTGTCTCAAGGACCGCCATGTGGCCGAGCGAGGGCATCACATAATCGGCGGTCGTCACAAGCTGGAATGATTGGACGCTCGGCGCGCTCATGATCGCGTAGCTCACCCAGGACGCATAGATGGTCTGACCAGGCGCGGCCTTGGCGAACAGCATATCGCGGACGCTCTGCTCTATTTCGGCCTGCGCCTCCGACGTGTCCGGCTCGAGGTTTGCGATCGTGATGTCGATGAACTCCTTAATCGGCGCCACCACGTAGCAGTCCTTCACCGTGACCGGCCGCATCACGTCGATGTAGTCCGCGACCGCTTGCACGTCGTCCGGCGTCGGCCAGCCGTCATCGTCGGCGCGCAGATCGTCCATCAGGAAGCGAACAGTCATCGTGCCCGGTCCTTGCTCGGGCGCGGCCCAGGCGCGCGTCACGCCAGGCACCGCGAGCGCCCAATTGACGTAATCGGCCTGCGCGCCGCCCATCGGCGGCTGGCGAATGCGCAGCAATATCCGGGCGCGAAGCTGGTCGTCGGTCTCGGTATCGACGCCGCCGGTGAGATGAACGACCGTCGCCGAGTTATCGATGTTGGCGACGCCGGGCGCGATCGTCAGCACGGCGCCGTCCACTTGATTGCCGGCCGAGCCGGGATCGAGCGCGCGGATCGGCCCGACGACCAGGGCCGAGCTCGAGGTCGTGATGTCCTGCGTCGTCTCGTAGCCGACCGCCGGCGTGCCGCCCGCCGAGAGCTGCGTCCCCATCGGGAGGAGCGCGCCATCGACGAGGCCTTGGAAGCTCGCGGTCCCGCTGGCCAGCGTCGCCGACTTGCGGCCGGTCGAGCCGTCCGAATTGGTGAGCCAGATGTCGCCGTGCCGGTCGAGCCATTCCGTCTCGGCCGTGTCCGGCATCAATTGCAGCGCCAGCCAGTCGAGATATTGCAGATTGAGATGGCAGAGCGCGCCCTGCGTATCGGACATGACGCGCAAGACCGAATTCGGCACGCTCGCGTCGGCGCCCGGCAGCGAGCCGCGGATGAAATCGCGGACTTGGCTACGAACGGATTTGAGCGTCGGCGTTGACCACGGCATGCGGCGTCACTCGATGATGTCTTGCCAGAGGATTTGATAGCGGAGCTCGACCGCGGTGAGCGGCCCGCGATAGAGGCGCACCAAGGCGTCGATGCGCTGGGTATCGAACCGCTCGACTTGCACGTCCATCGACGTGCCAATGCGCAGCGAGAGAAACGGCTGGATTGCCTCTTGGATATAATGCTTGACGCGAACGAGCGTTGAGCCGACCGCGGCATTCGAACCAGTGATTTTCGCGCGCTGCATCAGCCAAAGGCGCGAGCCTATTTCCCAGCCGCCCCATATCTCCTGCGCGTCGAGGTCGCCCCACCAGCCGCGCCGATCGGTCGAGTCCGGGTCGGGCAGCTCGTCGTCGATCGACGCCAGGCGATCGGTGCCGAGCGCGACGATGACCGCGGTCGCGAGCGCCTCGGTATCGTCGAGCGTGCCGTCGCCGAGCAACAGCCAATCGACCGAAACCGATGTGCGGCCCGGAAAATCGGTGCGCTGGACAAGCCGGATGTCGGGCATCGCTTTAAGGCTTCGTGTCCAGCGAGGTCGGCGGCCCCGGCTTCGGCGCGTTGACCAGCACCGCATCGTTGCCGTTGGGATCGGTCGTGTGGCCGAGCCCTTGATTGACGCCGTAGACGGGATGCGAGGCGCTCTCGGTGCCGAGCTTGATCTTGCCGATGAAGACCCAGGTCTTGTTTTGGCCGTCGTAGTAACCGACCACGCTGTCGCCCGAGCGGAACTCGATGCGGCCCTTGCTGACGCGGATTTCGTGATTGACGCTCTCGCCTTCGTGCTTGAAATCTTGTTGGCTCTGTCCGCCGCTCTGGCCGCTACCGCTTCCTCCGCTCGTATCGCGCGCGCTACCGATGCCGCCGCTTCCGCTGCTCGAGCTCGAGCCGTCGGCGCTGGAAACGCTGCCGCCTTTACGTTGCTGCTTTTTCTTTTCGACGTGCCGGATCGAAACAAAGCGTTTGACGGTTTGTTGCTGCCCGCTCGACCCGCCGCTGCCGCCCTGGCCGCCGCCGCTTTGCTTCTGGCTATCGTCCGGCCCGTCGAGCGACAACAGGAACAAGCCGGCGCGGCGCAACAACGTCATCTGCCCAAGGTCGTCATATTGCGCGTTCTCGCCTTCCTTCAAACCCATCGGGCGATGGCGCCGGTCGTCCATGATGGCGCAGACCGGAAACGATCGGTTGCCGCCGATGAAGCTGATAAACCCCTCGGCGGCTTCCTTGATCATTCCCTGCGCGTCTTTGGTGGCGGCGCGCACCACCGACGAGAACCCGTAGTTCTGCGGCGACTCGACCTTGTCGCGGGTCTCGCCCTTCATAAAGTTGCCGGCCATCTCCTGCATCATTTTGCCGTCGTCGGCCCCGCTGATCATGGTGCGGGCGCCGCCCGACGAGTAGGCGCGGAAGCTGGTATTGAGCGGCGTAGCGCGATGCATCCTTATTCCTCCAAGTTTGGCGGCGGCGGCTCGCTCGGCGATGTTACCGGCGCCGCCGGCGTGGCGTTTGCATCGGGCGCCTGCGGCGCGGTTGGATTGCTGACGTCAAAGTCGCCGGCATCCTTGAGCAACCACGGTGCGACCAGCTCGAGCGCCGTTAGCGTTCCTTGATTGCGGTCTTGCGTAAACGTGATGGTCCTGATCTTGAGGACCATGTCGAGCATCGCCATCGGTGATTTGACGCTCACGTCATCGCCGGCGCGCCATAGCTGATGCGTGCCTGGCCGCATCCAGCCTTGCACGACGATGGTCGCCTCGATGATGGTGCCCTCGTGCCATATCGACTCGTTCTTGGCGCGCTCTTGCAGCTCGCCGATGCTCCACACGGGTTGCTCGGCCGGCGTCAGCACCGGCGAGTAGCGTTTCGCGGTGCCGGGATAGTGCGCCTCCTGCTCGGAAGCCGCCGCCATGTTCTGCGTGTCGCTGGCCGCGGTCTGGCCGCGGATAATGTAGTCGGTAAAGATGTTCTCGATCGAGATGACCGCCTGGCAACTTATGATGTTGACGCCTTCGACCAAGCTCGCGCTGATCGGCATCGTATGGTCGTCGATCGCCAAGAAGTTGCCGTCTTTGTCGCTCCCCATCACGATGCCGCGCGGGCGCGCCAGGCGTTCGAGGAAATTCCAGATCGTCTCGCCCGGCTCGACCTGGCATTTGACGAACGGCTCTGCGTTGACGTTGCCGATCGGTATGATCTTGATCCCGGTCGGCGCCAGCACTTCCTCGGCGATTTGCATGAATGATTTGTTGTCGAAATTGCCGGTCTTGTGGATGACGCTCGCGCGCGCCGCATACCACGTGACGCCGATGCCCTGGAACTGAATGCCCTTGCTTTCCTTGGAATAGGCGGTCTGGCGCGTGACGATGACGCCGGTGATCGCGAGCTCATTGCCGAGATAGATCGCGCACTCGTCGCCCGGCTTGAATTGCAGCTTTTGCCAATCGGCCGGCACTTGCTCGATGTCCGCGGACGTAAAGCGGAACAGCGGATAAGCCTCGGCCCATCGATGCTGCACCCAAACGGATTTCCAGCTTTGAAACCTGCGACCATCGACGACGACGGTCGCGATCTCGTCCGGGTTGAAGACCGGCCCCGGAAGCTGGTCGGGCGCCGGTGCCGCCGGCGCGGACGCGGCGTCGTCGGCCATCTAAGCCGACAGCGCCAGGCCGGCCGGCGGCGCAAATGCCGGATGAACCACTTTATTTTCTTCTCTAAGCTCGTCGCCGCGGCTGGCGTCGGCATAAAGCCGATAGGCCATGACCAGCGTCGGCATCGGCAGCGCGAACGCGAATTGCAGAAGCCGCGGCAGCGGGCGCGCCGTCTCGACCAGATAAAACATGATGCTGGCGTGCAAAGAGACCATTGCCTGGAACGTCATCTGATCCATCGCGTCGGCGACCGCTTCCTCGACTTGTGCAAAGACCGTGTTCATTTGCAGCTTGAGCGCGTCGGCGTCCTCGCGGCTGGTGAAAGTCATCGCCGAGATCACGCGCCCCTCGGCCGCCAAGCACATGCCGATGATCGACCACTTGATGCGCGTCGCGCCGCTCATCGTCGTGGGCTCGGCGCCCGTCGAGACGCGCACTCGGGCGAGCTGCGGCTGCGTCACGCCGGCCGCGCGCGCGAGGTCGAAGCAATTGGCGAGGTATGGCCCGGCGGCGTCAGCGCCGATGAGCCGCATAGCATTCGCCTGCAACGCGAAGCACGCCAGGCGCAGATCGGAGCCCGCGCGGCCTTGCGCCGGAACCGCGGCGACCAGCACGCCCAGGCTGCGCTGCAAGATGCCGGCGGCTTCGATCGCTTCGCTTTTAAGCATGGCCGACGCCCGATGGCGTCACCGCCGGTGCGCGCGGCGGCAGTCCGGCGAGCGCGCGGATCGCGGCGTCGCTGCCTTTCATGACCTCGAGCATGCGGGCGGTCACCGCCTGCGATTGATTGATGAGCTCGTCGCGTGAGTCGGTCGGCGCGGCGCCGGGCGGGTCACCCCACTCGACGAAGGTCATATCAAACGTACAATAGCCGCCGAGCTTCTGCTCCTCGGTCCAACGGTATTGCGGGCAGACCACCAGCATCGGCGGGATAGTCGGCAATTGGAGCACGCCCTTGCCTTCCTCCTCGAGCGCGGTGAACAACAAATCGCGCGCGATCCGGTAGTCGCGGTTATAGAGCGGCTCGCCGGTGTTGACCGGATAGACGATGCAATAGCCGCGCACCGAGAATTGCCGCGTCCGCCGGCCCATGTCCTCCGGGTACGGTAAATCGCGCTTGGGGAACTCATGCACGACGATCGCGCGCCCGCTCTCCTTGCTGCCGGCCTCGACGTGAAAGAACGCGCCGCGGAAAGACGCCGGCAACAGCTCGTCGCGCCACTTGGTATTTGGTAGGTCGGTGATCAGCATCGTCCGCTATTCCTGATACTGCGAGGCCATCGACGAGGCCGCCGGCTCCATCTGGGTCTGGCGCGTAACCTCGGTCTTCTTGAACAGCCCGCCGCCCTCGGCCCCGACCTTGGTTCCCCGCGGCGCGTTGACGTGAACCGATAGCTTGCCGGTGCCTTCGACCTTCTGCGCCATTTGGTTGTCGAGCGCGGCGCGCGAAGCACCCGTGCCGAAAACCCAATCGTCGGCCTCCTCTTGCGATCTTATTGTGGGCTGAGAACCGTCATCGGCCGTATCGTCCGCCGCCTGTGATCGGCGGCGGCCGGCAAACGCCTGCGAAGTAAAAGAGTTGCGCGGTGCTGCAACATTGCCGGGCGCCGGGGCTGCGGCTGCATCCCTCGCGCGCTGTTCTGCCGCCCATTTGCGGCCTTCCTCGCCGTGAGCCGAAAACCAAGCGTTCTCAACTTTGTGCATCCCCCAATATTTGGGGTCCGCCATATACTTGGCGAAGTTAGGATCGCCCGCCA